TTCTAGGTCGATTTCAAGAAGTGTTCCTTCGATATATACTGTGTTCTCTGCAATTCTCATTTTGTTTATCCTTTTGTAATTTAGTTGAAAAATAGTAAATTTAAAGGGAGTAGCTAAACTCCCTCAAAACTACCTAAGCCTGAAAAGCTACTCCATCTGCTGTAAGCTGTACGAATGTTACTTCGCCTTCCTCACCCTCAACAGCTTCCTTAACTCTTACCACTAGACCTTTCTTTGTAAGGTCAGTTACATTAGCACTTACTGAACGAGGTGCTCTCTGTACTGCTGCTGCGATTTCCGGAATAGATGCCTTTCCATTCTCTCTAACATAATTGAATACTTCTGCTGACTTTTCTGTTAGCTTAATAGCGTCTGACATAGTTGTTTTCTCCTTTGAAAATAAAATTTTATTATAAGTTTTTAAGAGGATTTTATTTCTCTCTTAATTCCTATATATATTATAACCTACTTTTAGTTTAATTGCAAATTTTTACGAGTTCAATTACTTGTGAATTTTTTAGGTCGGTAGCAATTACACCAACTGTACCACGACTAGAAAGTGGAATTTCACTAATTTGCATTTTAACTTGGTTTGTAGAAGTGGCAACTATGAGTTCTTTGTCGCTTTTAGTGATTGGCAAGAAGTCTACCATAGAGTCACCATCTTTTAACTTTTGAGCGCGCAGTCCTTTAGTGTTAGTGCCAGTTACTTTGAAGTCACCTATTGGCGTTCTTGAAATTTTACCATTTTTACTTATGGTTACTATTTCAATTGTGTCTTGCTTACATGAGCGCCCGCGCACTACGACACCATCGTCCACCTTCATGCCTTTAACGCCCCTTGCCGAACGTCCACTCGCGCGCACTTGTGAGGAGTTTGTAATCATAAGGTTACCATTAGATGATAGAAAACCAACTTTCTCATCTTCTACCACATCAATTCCAACTAAGCTATCGCCATCTTCTAACTCAATACACTTTTTAGCTTGTGTACTTTTCATGAGTTCTGAAATGGCAGTTTTTTTGATAAGTCCATTTGCAGTGAAGAAAACTAAAAACTTTTGTAGGTTTTTAGAATTAATATTAATGACTTGAACTATGACTTCGCGCTCTTGTAAGCCAAACAAACTTTCGCAGTAGTTGAAATCTTCTAGGTTGAGTTCGTTTACTGTAGTAAAAAATGCCTTACCTTTGTTCGATACAAACATTAAAGGGTTTTTACTGTCGCATGATGCCGAACCTATAACTGTTTCATTTTCGGATAACTTAATTTTTCGACCGCGCGCACCTCTCTTTTGAGCATAGAGAGACGTTTCCTTTGTAGTGAACAATCTGTTTTCGTTAGTAAGACTAACAATAAAGTTAAACTGCTCAACTTCTTCGTCCTCTTGTGTGTTAAGGTCTATAATTTTTGTGCGTCTTTCGTCGCCAAACTTTGTGGCAACTTCATTTAAACCTTTTTCTACTTCCTTTTTAAGTAGGTTAGTGTCATTTAAAATGGCTTCAATTTCATTTTTCTTGGAAATTAATGTGGATTGCTCATCTAAAAGTTTGTTAGTTTCCATTTTAGCAAGACGACTTAGTGTAATTTTTAAAATGGCTTGTGCTTGCGCGCTATCAATAGACAATAGTGTCATTAGCTTGGTTTGCGCATCAGATGTAGAGTTTGCACTTTTGATGGTAGTAATAACTTCGTCAATGTTATTGATGGCTAACACTAATCCCTCAATGATGTGTAGACGTTCCTTAATGCGGTCTACATCAAACTGAAACGCGCGCGCATAGACTTCCATTTCATGGTCTAGATGCGCCTGTAACATCTGTTTCCATGTGTAATCTCTTGGGTATCTTCCCTTTTCAAGCATGTTGAAATTAATACCATAATGGTTTTGTAGTGATGTATTTTTGTACAAATACTTTACCACTTTGTTTACGTTTGCGTTTTTAGTTAGATAGACTTTTAGCTTTGGTGTAAGCCCTGTGAGGTCGTTGAACCTGTCAATGCCGGGGTTCACCTTGCCATCTTCCTCGTTGATGATATCCTCTAACTGCGCGCAGATGGTATTGACATAAGTTATATATGGAATTTCAGTTACAACTAGACAGTTGTTAGCCTTATCATATTCAATGGTACTTCTCACCTTACATGCTTTCCCATGACCGTTTTTCATGGCTTCGCGCACTTGTGAGCCATTGAGTACCGTAGCACCAGTTGGGAAGTCAGGCATACATATAATTTCATCATCATCTATTTCTGGATTCCACAAAAGTTTCACGAGCGCCGAGTTCACTTCGCGCAGATTAGTGGGCGGAATACCAGACCCCATAGATACACCGATACCAAGTGTGCCATTGACAATAGGTGCAAAACCCTTACATGGTAAATACACCGGATACTGTTCTGTATCATCATAGTTGTCACGCCATTCTGAAATTGTATTTTTTTCTATATCTTTAAATAGATAGTTTGTAAGAGAAGTTAGGCGCGCGCTCGTGTATCTTGGAGCAGCGTAGTTGGCTCTTTCTTGTAAATTGCCCATGTTTCCTTCAACTTCCACGAGCGGATAACGTGTAGCAAAAGGTTGCGCATTACGCATTATAACCCATAAACACGAAGCATCACCGTGCCAAAATATACGTGCGGCAGAACCAATTGCCTTTAATGTCTTTTGATATGGCTTCCCATGCACAAACTTATCAGTATACATACAGTACAGAATCTGACGAGCGCCCGGCTTCAGTCCATCTACAACTTCTGGTATTGCACGGTTTTGGATAACCGCTCCTGCATAGTTTGTAAAGTTTTCTTTAATAAAGTTATTACTCATATATAAATCTCCTACTCGCGCACTTGCGAGAAATCAATGTTTTCTTGTACATATTGTTTTTTGAAATCTGTATCTTTGCCCATTAGTTTATTTAGTAGTTTTATATCTTCATCATCAAGTTTTATGGTTTTGATAGATTGAAACTCTTCTGTAAACATAGACCTATGTGCCTGTTCAGGCGACAACGAACCAAGTCCCTTACACAAGTGAATGTCACCATTTATGTTAATGTCTTGCTCACTCGTGAAGTAGTATTCCTTACCACCCTTTTTGACAATATAGTATGGTGACTCTAGGCGCACTAATCTACCTTCCTTGATAAACTCTGGCGCGAAATATTGGAGCGCGATTGTAACTAGCAATGCAATGTGTCCACCATCGGCATCGGCATCAGATGCAATTCCCAATCTACCATATCTTAATTTTTTGCTATCATACTTAAAAGGCACAATATTCATTGCACTTAATAGCAACTTAATTTCTTCGTTTTCTAAAACTTTTTCTAGGTCATTAGTAAGTACATTAATTGGCTTACCGCGCAGTGCTAGAATACCGAAGTCATTTGTGCGCGCGTTTGCAAGCGATGAAGCAGCACTGTTACCTTCAACAAGCAATAGTGTCGATTTCTCACCCAAAACTTCCGCATCTTTTAGCTTATCACTAGCAAAAACCTTTTTCTTTTGGTTTGAGCCAATGTCCTTTTCAGCTTTAAGTATTTGAGCGCGCGCCTTCTCCGCAGCAATTTCTGCCTTTGCTTCTTTTGTGAGCATGGAGATAATGCGATTGAACTCGTCGGTATGGCGCTTGGAAAACTCATCAAGCATTTTGCCTGTTGCACGCTGACATAGACCACGTAACTCTGGGTTATTGACTTTGGTCTTTGTTTGGTTTGCAAACGATGGGTTAGGAACTTGACAATTGACCACATAAAAAAGTCCTGTGCGCGCGACATCAGGCGACACTGTATCGTTAATGTGCTTTTTGAAGAATGTGGTTAGGGCGGTTTTGACGCCAGTTAAGCTTGTACCGCCTTCAGGGTTAGCAAGTCCATTGGTAAATGTGAATGACTTTTCGTGGCGTTCTTTAGTCCAAAACGCAGCAACCTCACACTTAATTCCATTTTCTTCCATTCTAATATAAAGTGGAGTTTTATGTAGTGGAACTGCATTGTCTTTGATGAAGTCCTTAATTCCGTTTTTAGATAGGTACTTAACTTTTTCTTTTGTTTGTTTATCTTCGAGCGCGAACTCAATTCCACTTGAAAGGTATGACCAATTTTTACACATTTCTTTTAGGTCACTAAAATTAATATGAATTGGTTCGAGTTTGTAAACTTCTTGGCTTGGTGTGAATGTTACCTTTGTGCCAGTTTTGGTTGAAGTAGCTTTGACGGTTGTAAGCGACGTAACTTTACCATTTTCTACAATAAGCGTACAAGTGCGCCCGTCCCTAGTCGACTGCGCGCTGAAGTAATCAGACGACAATGCAGTACCCTTGGCACCGATACCATTCATACCAGCAACATTCTGATATGTTTTGTTGTCAAACTTACCACCAGAGTGGGGCATAGTGTAAATTGCCACAATCGCATCTACTCCATCACTCTCGCGCACACCAAAAGGCACACCCCTACCCTCATCTTCTACAGTAACGGTGTTGCCATCTAAAGTAACCGTAATTTTCTTACCAAACCCCATTGTAGCTTCGTCAATTGAGTTTGTAATAATTTCTCTTACACATTGCAGTACACCCGCGTTGTCTGCTGAACCCATATACATGGCGATACGAGTTCTAATAGCATCTACGAACGATAGTGTCTGAATGGAATTAGCATCATAATTCATAGTCGTTTTCTCCCATTAAATCTTATCTTATTCTATTATACCTCATTTTTTAAAAATTTGCAAATTAAAAGAGCGGTATTTACCACTCTTGAAATTTTTTCTTTTTGGATTGAGTTTTTACTATATATAGGTGGTCGCGCGCTCGTGTATAGGCTACATACTTTATGCGCTTTTCTTCGTCTTTGCCCCATGGGCGCATACCAATTACAACTACGTTATCGTTTTCTAGTCCCTTGGCTGCGTGAATAGTTAGTACCTTAACGGTGTTGTCCTTCATTTTTTGGATAAGTTGTCCTCGGTCTAGTTCGGATTGCTTGAAACTGTCGTATGGAACACCCTTGCGCGCAAGCACATAGCATACATCACTTATTTCTTGGTTGGTACGACACACAATAAACCATGAGCCGTAGTTGCCATCTTCCATGATTAAGTCGATTGCCTCTAGGACGCCTTCGAGTTTAGTAACTTGTCCTCGTACGCCACGTCCACATAGTGAATAGTCGTGAAAATCAGGGTCAAGTGCATCTAAAACTTTCGCTGCGGTTTTGATTACACGAGCGCCACTTCGGAAATTGGTGGAAAGTGTATAGGTTTTGACATCATCTTGCTTGGATAGGTCAAGTAAAAGTTGTGGTTCTGCACCTCTCCACTCATAAATCGATTGTCGCCAATCACCTATCATCATGAAGTTAAGTGGGCGCACACAGTTAAAGAAAAATTCGTACTGTTTTCCGTCACAGTCTTGTGCTTCGTCTACTAATAAGTGCGTAACCTTTGGAATTACATGGTAGTGCGTACTAATAAGGTCAAAAAGTTCGTCAAAGTTTTCCTCGTTTAATATGCGCGAAGTATCAATTCCGCCCATAAGTAGTAGTGTATTACAGTATGAATGTATTGTACCCACAAAAACGCGCTCGGAATTTGGTGTGTCACTCAAACGCTCACGCAATTCCGACGCTGCTTGATTGGTAAATGTGATAACCACTATCTCCGCGGGATTGGTACCCCATTGTAGTAAGGTTCTAACCCTCTCTATCATACATTTTGTCTTACCTGCACCTGCGCACGCATTTACCACAACGCGCGGTTCAGTTGTCATTATAATTTCTTTTTGTTCTTTTGTTAAATTTGTATCCATATCTACCCCAAACTATTCAGTCCGTTATTTTTAGTGTCATATATATTTATATAATAGGTTTCTTTTTGTGTCAAGTTTTCTTTAGGCACTTCTTCTAAAAGTTCAAAAGTGAAGTTGTGTGGTTTTTCCTCTGCCATTGTACGATGGAAATAGGAAGTAGCAAGTGTACCAACTCCGAGCGCGGTTTTGACGTGGTCAGTCCAACGTCGCTTTATATTGGTAGATTTACCGATATAAACTAGCCCAGTTGTGAGCGATGTGATTTTGTAGATACCGCTAACATCTGTGCGCCCATTTAGAACTCGTTTTATCATATCAGAAGTTGGTTGTTGGTAGTACAAAGTCCACACCAATTTATTAAGTGGTACAGAGTCGTGTAATTTGGCGCGAATAGAACTCACAATTTCTATATCTTCTATATTATTAGTAGAAACTTGAATTTTGTAAAATTCTTTTTCTTGCTCCATTGCTATTGAACGCAAGATGGCTTCGTTGAGCGCGCGTCTAGTTGAACTGTAAAAGTCTATGTTGCTTTGCAGAAAGGCTTGCTCGGCTTGTGCTTTGGCTTTGCAGTTGTCTAGTGTTTGCGACAATTCTGCTTGCATGAGCGCGAAGTCGTCTTTTTGTTGCTCGTACTGACTGCGCGCTCGTGTAGTTTGGGCTAAGTAATCTTGTTTTAGTTTGCATTTTTAGGTAAAATTTCTTACCTTTGTGTTATACATTAAATTTAAAGCTTATGGGCATTATTGCATCACTTATTATTGGAGCCATTGCAGGATGGTTAGGTGGACTTATCTATAAAGGTAGCGGTTTGGGACTTTTTGGAAATATCATTGTTGGTATTCTTGGAAGTGGCGTAGGATCTTGGCTTTTAGGAAGTGTGCTTCATATTTCACTTGGTGACGGGTGGATAGGTTCTATCATCACGGGTGCTATAGGTGCTGTTGTGGTTTTATTCTTATTAAATATTGTGTTTGGAAAGAAAAAATAAGGATGCTAAAGTGGGTGTTTTAACCCAAATAAGTCATTAGAACCTAAATATATATTGTTTTATCATTGAATAGATGTTTGACTTTGTAGCGCAGGCGTAGCATCAGACTATGACAAGTTATAAAGACAGACAAAATGTCGATAAAAAAGATGTTAGGAAAATATGAGTACATGGATAGTTTTGATAATTTCCCTATACCTTTAAGGATAGTTGCAACTAACTTAAATACAGGAGAGACTAAGG